TTGAACCGGTCAAAATAAAAAAGCCCCCTCCGGGTTACGGAAGAGGCTTTTTGGTGTTTCGCGGGAATGTACTCCCCTGGATTGCCGGTGTCAACAGAAAATCATTCCGTCTCCACCAGCACCATGGCGACGCCGGCATCGGCGCTGCTGACGCCGATATCCCCGGCGGGAAGGTTCTGCCGCCGGACGGTAATGGATTTGTCCAGGGTTGATTCCATCTCTTTCAGGAAAGCCAGCTTGTTGACGAACTCGGCCTTACCGGCTCCGTCCCCCTCGACCTTGGACATTTCCTTTTTGTAGTGGGACCGCGACGGCAGGAGGAGCGCCTTGGCGGCCAGATCGGCGACCAGGCTCTTGCGGATTGTGGTCAGGTCTGCCTCGGCGATCTCGCCATAACCCGCCTGGGCCCGGGCCTCCTCGATAAAGACGGCCAGAGAGGCGGCGAAGAGCGCCGCCTCGTCCGGGAGCCTGTTTCTCACCATGTCAAGTATGGTGGCCATTTACTGCTGGGTGAAGATTTTCGCCGCGTCGGTGAAGATGCGGGAGAAGCCGAGGACGTTGCTGATGACGGTTTTTTCCAGCTGTTTGTCGATAACCTTGTCGGTTTCGATCAGCTCCGCGCCGTTCTCCTGGATCGCTTCCAGCGCGGCGTTTCTGGCCACGGCCACCAGGAGCTTGTCGCCGAGGACCGTCTCGGTCCAGTTGAAACGTTTGATGCTGTGACCGAATGCCCGGGCGATGTTGCCGGTTTTGGCCGTGTCGAACAGGAGCGGATCCTTGAATTCTGCCAGATTCAGCAACGTCTTGAGGAGTGCCGTTTTGCCGGACCAGACGGTGGCTTCCCAGTTCTCCATATCCAGGAAGAAGTTCAGCAGCGCCTCGTAACTGAGAGCGGCCGCCTGGGTGGCAGGAGCGGCGTTGTTGTTGCCGTCACCGTTAATGATGTTGTGCATGGCATAGGCGACGTTCCGCTTTGCCAGGCGCTGGCCGATCAGCTGCATGTGAATGGCGAGCAGCGGCAGCTTCATGCGGCGCAGGACTTCATAGCTGACGTCGAGGGCGATGCCGAGCTTTGCCAGCTTGATCGTGTTCTTGCCGCTGGAGATGGTGACGGTCGGGAACGCCGTTCCTTCGGTCACCCTCTTGAAATCGAGGTTCTTGTTGTCGAACACGGCGTTGACCGATTCGTAGACACCGCTGTCGATGGTGGTGGTGGTGGCGATCAGCTCGTCCAGGGTCAGGTCGAGGCGGCTCAACCCGGCGATGCCGATCCGGACGTTGCGGTTGATGAACTCGGGGAACAGAATCGAGTCCTCGGTGGTGCGGTAGAACCGTTCCACGGTGTCCCGCTTCAGGTTGATATCCCGCTGCATCAGCGCGAACTGGAACGCGTCCAGATCCTGGTGCTGCGACGGCGCTTCCTTGGCGAGCAGCTCGGAAAAGGTCATGCCCTGGGCTCGGGCCTCTTTGTACATTTCTTTTGCCAACTTCATGATCCGGCCTCCTGTGAATGAGAAAATGAAACGTTGAATGATCCGTTAAGGGTGAATTGCCCGGTTTACCCGAGGTCGAGCGTCAGGGTGCCGGCTACGGCATCCTTGGACACGACCCACAGCTTCCTGCCGACACTGGCTGCCGTGCCGCCGGCGAGGTCCGTTTTCGCCACGGCCACCACCAGGGCAGCACCGGTTGACGCGCCGGTATGGGCCACGGTGACCAGGTCAGCAGCGGCGCTTGCTTCAACGGCCGCCTTGATGTCAGCAGCGGTGGAAGCGATGGCGCTCGCCCCGTCCGTGGCGCAGGTGACATTGATGTCCCTGCCGACAACGTCGACCGACAGAGCACCGTTATTCCCTGCCGGGTCAATGATGGTCAGGGAGATGTTGTTGCCGCCCACCCCGGCGTCTTTTGCGGTAAACGTGAGGGCGTTGTTGTTCGCCACCACGCCGGTGGCGAGGCTGGCGGCGACTGCTGCCGCAGGGGGCTTAACGCCGCCCGCTCCGTTGGCTACCAGTTCCTGCCACCCGAGGTTGGGAGCACCGGTGTACGGCAGATCCTCCACATACCCCTTGGTCTGCACCCCGACAGCATTCATCTGGCCGTCGATATCGACCGTGTCCAGGACGCCCATGAAATTGTCCTCTGCGTTGCAGAGCCCCACGGTACCGTTGGCGGTCGGTTTGCACACCTTTCCCTTGTCGGCGGCGACCAAACCCACGGCCGCCAGAAACGTCACAACCATTGCTGCGATTCCTTTAAATCCCACTGTCCACATGTTCAACCTCCTGTTCGTTGAATGATGAATGTTGAATTACGCTTTACCCGGGCTATACCTTGTAATCCGCCGGGTTCTTGCCGGCGAGCGCCTGCCCGTGGTTCTCCGGGACCGACGAACGACGGGACAACGTTTCGCCACACTTGGCGCATTTGAGCGGCGTCGCCTCATCGATCGCCAGCTGGTACTCCTGGATGAGCCCTCGGGCGGTTTCCAGGTCCGCCTTGTCGATGACGCCGGTGATGAACGTCGCCACCGCCTTGTCACCCTTGGCGGCCTTGTACAGGGTCACCGCCCGGGTGCGGGCTTCGGCCAGGGTCTGCACACCGACCTCCGCGTCGACCTTGAGCAGCTTCGTCTCGGTCTCGAGGGAAGTGATTGTGCTTTTGAGCCCGGTCACGGTCTCGTTGATTTTTGCCTCAAGCAATTCCTCGGTAACATCGGTACCGGCGGCAATGCCGAGGAGCGTCATAACTGCTGCAGTCAGTTTCATTGTCGCTTCCTCCTGTGATGGTTGCGCCGGGGGATCCCCGGCGGCCTTGAACGATTTGGCAAACGGATCTTCACCCTCCCAGACGACGGAAACCTCTCCGGCGTTGGTGATTTCCGTAACGACGAACCGCACCATTTCACCGTCGATCTCCTCTCCCAGCCGGTCATAGAAATTCGCCAGGTCGGGGTGGCTCTTCTCGTAGTTGAACCAGATGGTGACCGAGAAACTCCGGAGCGCCTTGGTTTCCACACCCCGCGCCAGCTTCGGATCGACGGTCTTATCTATGACCGCCTTGGCGTTGATCCCCGGCGGCGTGTTCTGGTCATCCCACACCGGCTCCTGGATCAACCCTTTCCAGTCATTGACATCGGCGTCATGGTTGGCGTAGAGGGTCAATCCCTCGAACAGGGGGACCGCCTTTTTCAAAACCCCCTCCCGGGTAAAGTCGAATTTCCGGTACGGGGTCACTGCGGCGGACAGCAGGCGGCAGTTCGTAACGAAATATTCCTCCGGGTTGAGTCCGCCGTTGTTTTCCACTGCGGCCAGTTTCAGAGGTGCCGTTATCCCCGGAATCACCCCACCCGAGAACAACCCGCCGAACCTCGCTTTCGCACATCCTTCCCTGATTACCTCAAAATTCTGTTTTTTGCTCATCCCAGCCTCCGAGTTGTATGGGCGTAGAACGCCCAAATTTAGTTCATAAACCGGGTAAACCACCCCGGCGCGGGCCATCAGTCCACCGCCGCCTTTCGATGGCGGCATTTCGGGTGAAACGGTGCGGTCTCAAAACCGGCAGCCTGCAGCTCGGCGTCGGTCAATTCTTTCACCTGTGCCTCCGTATATTGGGAGGTGAGGAAGGGGGGGAGGTCGGACGGCTGTTCGAACCCCTTGCTCACTATTCGGGCCAGACGTTCAGCCGCCACCTTCACTTCGAATATTCGCCCGACCATGGCGCGGCAGTGCTTGCAGGTGAGTTTGTCAACCGGCCCGACGATGGTGTAACGCTTGAAACCGTTCTCATAGAGGGAGAGAGTCTGCCCCATGTTCTGAATCCGGGACATGGTTGTGGAGACCAGCTGCTCGATCTTCTGAAAGCTGGTTTCATTGACCAGCCCGGCGAACTTCGTCTTGAATTCGTTCCAGGTGGCGGCGTCGCGGATATTGAGACCATTGACGATGTACTCCTCCTGGAGCCACGTGATGAACTCCTTGCCCACCGTCTCGTTGCGGGCCAGGTAATTGCCCCGGCCGAAATAGAAATCCTCGATTTTGGTGATGTAGGCCAGGGCGCTGGCATCCACCACCGCGATATCGATCGCCTCACCCTCCAGGCGGCGCGGCCGCCACCCGGCATGCAGGTGATTTGTATCCTCATAGCGCCACCGCTGCCACTCGTCGGACACGAACCGCTTGCAGATCCGCATGACAGAGGATTTGCCGACCTCAGACCGGAGAGTGGTGGCAAAGGCATTCCAGACGACCAGGGCAAATCGTTGGGCGATTATCTTCATCGCAGCCCGGGTGCCGGCCATATGGTCATACGCCTCGCCCGCTGCAATGGCTGCCGCGATCGCTTTCTCTTCCGGATCTGAGAGCACAGCCTCCAGGGCTGCCTGGTAGCTCTGGTCCCGGCGATCGTCCGGCGGCTGCTCCAGGTGAACGGTGATGACCTCCGGCTGGTGCTCGTAGCGCCCGCTCACGCGATTGAAGGTAAACGTGGCGGAGTTGACAGCCTTACCGGTCGCGGCGCGAGTCCCGGTGGCCTTTTCGTACCCCAGCTCCTGGGCCGCCTCGTCATCGTTGATAATCCCGCCGTCACGTTTGGCCAAGACGTTCTTGATACGGAGATCCTCCGCCTCCTGTTTCTCCTTTTCCCGGAACGCGGCGTTTTCCTTGAAGGCCACGTTCACCGAGGCGTCGATACCCCGCAGCAGCAGATCCAGGGTGTACCCCTTTTCCAGGAAGCGCTTTATCATGCGCCGGCCATTGCCGATCTTGGATATGGTCCGGTCGTAATCCTGGGTGGCGTAGGTCTCGGTGGTGGAATACGAACGGCCGCACATGCTGGGGGGAGTATCGATCCCGCTGAACACCTGCTCTTCGTTCATCTCCCAGACCGCTTTCGCCCCGGCGGCCGCGCCGGCGTTGGTGGCGTTATGCTTGATTTCCTGGTCCTTGTAATGGACCGCCACCCCCTTGGAGAGATTCCCCTTGTATGCCTTGGCGTAATCCTGGAGCCGTTTCGCCAGCCGGGACCGATACGCTTCATCGCTCTCTCCGGACTTCGCCTCGGGAACGTCCATGGAAACGTCGATGAACCCCAGGAGCCCCATCTTGCGGATAATCGAGCTGATGTTATCCGTGGCGTCCAGTTGTACGTCGATGTTCTTCAGCGCCGGGAGGAAGGGGGGGATCGGGTAAGGGTTGCCGTCGTTGGTCATCAACGGCATGCAGCTGTAGGTGATGGGGTTGAGCCGGACGAACCCCATGTTCCCGCCCTGGATGGCGTTGGTAAACTGGAATGGGGCCCATGCGCCATCTACCCGCTGCCAACGGATTCTTTTGACCGGAACCGTGACGCAATCCACCAGCCCGTCATTGACACGGTCGGCAACCACCCACTCTCCGGAGAGCGCACCCATAAGGGGGATCTGCCGGAGGAAATGGTTGACCAGGCCGTCCACCCCGCCGCCGGTCTGGTAGCAGGTGGCGGCCAGCGTGTTGAGCCGCTGCAGGACCGCGTCAGGGCTGCGGCTGTCAACGGTCACCTCGTGGCCGGTATTCCCCAGGTTCACCCAAATGGAGAGCGCCTGGCTGATGTCCGGATTGAACATCCCCAGCAGCTCCAGCAACTCCAGCGCCTTCAGGTCGAAGGGCGCGGCGGTGAAATTGTAAAAGCCGGCGATCCTGCTAATAATCCCGTTGATATTGTCCTCCGGCTCGGATACCTGGCCGGGCTGGACATCGGGTCGGGCTTTGGCGAACGGCCACCATTTCATGCTGCTGCCTCCGTAAATTCCGGCATGCAATCGGTCACCCGGATCCCCGAGCCCTTCTGCAGGAAGTTGATCGCCATTTCGGACGCGTCCGGTCCGTCGTCATGAACGGTGTTGTTGTTGATGTAGACGAATTGCTCCACCAGCAGCTTCTGGTCGGAATGACGCTTCTCGAACTGCATCTTCTTGTGCTCCCACAGATACTCGCAGGTGCCGATAATCCGGCCGTCGACCTTGTTGGTCGAATGATGAATGGGAGCCCAGGGGAGATAGGAGCCGACCTTCCTGGCGTAGTTTTGAATCGCCTCGTGGAGGAACTCTTTGAGCATGTTCTCCTCAATAGGACACCTGCCGGGGTACTGATCGTACTGGGCGTACGCCGCGCCGAACATCTCGGATATGGAGCGGCGCTTGATCCAGGCATGCATGCAATGGAACACCATTGCCTCCACATCAAGCCCCCAGGTGACCACGGCACGGAAGTCGCTTTTGCTGGTGGAGGTGGCCGAGGGGTCGATACCGGTGGCAAAGATCAGCCGGCGGTTGATCACCAGGATCCGCTCGTAATAGGTGGCGGTCTCCTCCGGGAACGGCGAGTCAGTGTCGGTAGTCTTATTGCGGAACTCCTTGTTAAAAATCCGCGTCGTCACCAGCCGCTTCTTGCGCATCAGCTTTTCCCATGGCCAGCGGGCCGGCCAGAGGGTGATTTTCAGCTCCTCATCGACAATGGCGTCATAGACCCTGGAGTTGTAGAGCGGCAACCCGGTATCTTCATCCTCCATCGCGATCAGCTGGGAGATAGCCGACTTGCCGTGGAACAGGTTCCCCACCATGGTCGCAGAGCAGTCCCCCTCCATGCAGCCGAGCACCTCGCCCTGGATGAATTCAATGATTGCCTGGGTGATGGCCGGGCTCTTGACCGTTGCGTTATCCTCCAGGTCGTCAAGGCCGATATCGTCGGGGCGGTACGGGCCGAACTTCTTGCCGCGCCACTGATCGCCCCGGCCCAGGGCTTCCACCATGGTGCCACCCTTGGTGACGAAACAATCATCCGACCAGGTACGGGTTTTGCCGGTGGCAGCGCCGAAGTCATGCTTCAGGCGGGGGTTATCCTCCAACTCCACCTTGATCGAAACCGTGAAGCGCTTCGCCTGTTCGTGGATGTTGGAGCCGAGCATGATGTAGTGGCGCTCCACGTAGCAGAGTCGCTTTACCCTCTTGCCGAACGTGACGACCGTAGTCTTTGCATGGTCACGGGGAGCGCCGATCAAATTCAATCCGGGAGTGTCGGCAACCTCGCACCATTCGCGATGGCAGGGGGCTTCCTCAACCGGGAAATAGTGCGGCAGATACGTGCGCATGAAGAGGATGTCGTCGTTTCGACATGCCTCGATCCGCTGCGCCTGTTTCTCCGGGGTGTCATTTTCGAACGGAGAGACGCTGTCGGCGATCTGCTTCCGGAGCGCGGCGACGTAATCGTCAAACTGCAGCTCCGTCATGTTCTGTTTTTTACGCATCTGCGCCATTACGTCCCCTGAATCAGTTCTGCCTTGAAGGCCAGGGTCATTGCATCGATATCGCGAGCCAGCACCGTCAACCCCTCAACGTCGTGCTTCTTCATCCAGCCGATAATCCACTGCAGGTTCTCCAGGAAGAACTTCGGCCGGTCGAACCCGATCACTGCCGTCTGCATGGCCTGCATCTCGGCGATCCGCTTCAGGAGCCCCGCGTAAGCATAGGTCGCCTGGTTGTCGGGCTTCCCGCCCGGGGGGAGCGTTTCGAAATACTTGTCATACCCCTCCTTCCGGGAAACCAGGTCTGCAAGGAGTTTCTCGATAGTGGTGGCATCCTTCAGGAGTTTGGCTTGGGCTTCCGCCTGCGCCGCCCGTTCCTCCCATCCATAATTATCACGCCAGGCGGTGAGAGTCGGGCGGGAAACCGGCGTCCGGTGCTCAGACTTCAGGAGCCGCTCAGCCTTGACCAGGCTCCTGCCGTTATCCCGCCAGAGGGTATAGGCTAATTCCCGCAGTTCCGTATCGATGGCCATCACAGCTCCCCGTCGATCCCTTTTTCGTGGATGTGGCCGTCAAGAAGATCCCATCCGGTGGCGGTCAGACTGCAGAAACCGATGATGAAGCCATAGCCGGACTTTTTCTCGCAGGCTATGTACCCCTTTTCCTCCAGGTACCTGATATGGGCGGCCAGGGACTCATCGGGCAGCGGGTACCCGAGGTTGTCAAGGCTGAACTGGAGCACCTTTAGATCGAGCGTTCCGGGGTACTCGGTTCTTAACAGCTCCAGGAGCGTGACCCTTATCCGTTTGTTTTTCTCTCCCGACAGGCTTGGTTTCATCCCGTTCCTCCAGACAATTTCGGCAGCTGTCATGCTCCTGTTTCATCTCCAGCAGGGCCTGTATGTGCTGCGCCGTGTATTTCATCAAAACGAGCATTTCCCGGTGCTCACCGTTATCCTTGGCCACGAAATCGTGCAGCGACTTTTGCAGCGACTCCATGGAGGTCGCCTGCGACAACAATGCCTTGGCCTGGGCCTGCTGCGCATCGATGAAGCGGCCGCCGAACTTGTCCGCCAGCTTGTACAGGGCGTAAATGATCCCCGCCGCAATCACTGTGGCTCCGCCGAGATTTACCAACAGCCGGACCACTTCGGTACCGTTCATGCCGCCCTCCTTGCTTCAATCGGATAGATGCACTGGCAGTAATCGAGGAAGTCACCGGGGTCCGGCGTCTGAGAGAATTGATACCCAGCAGCGGTCCAGCAGGCCTCGGCAAACGTCGAGCAGACCTTCTTGCCGCTGTCGATATCCCCCCCGGTGTACTGGGCCAAAAGCACGGCGGGCAAGCTCAGGTAGCCGTACTCCTGTTTTGTCGGGTCATCCCGGAACGCCTCCAGAACTCCCATGACATGCTCCAGGTGATGGTGGACGATGTCGGGAGCAATGCCCAGGTGAACCTTCCCCTCGTACTGCGGCAGCCGTTTTGCCACGGGGATCAGGCTGAAACCTGCCCCGGTGAACTCCGCCACCAGCAACTGGTTGTTGACCCAGGCCAATACCGCCACATGGGAAAACGACTCCCCGGTCAGCATCCTGATCGCCTCGGCGCAGAAACCTTCGCCCTGGATCAGGAGCACGTCGCCGGTTCTTGCCGTCTGGATGAGTTGCCCGAGCTTCACGGTTTCAGCGCCATTTCG